CATAGGCTCTTAAAGCTTCAGGCAATGACTTGGGAATATTCATGCTATACGCACCAGTCTTACGAATTTGTGGGATTACTTCCGACGTAACCCATCGTTTAAATTGTTTCGCCGTTGGTAGTTTACTGGATAGTACCAGGGAATAAAGTCCGCTTTCATTAATTAAAATCGTTTCTTTATTTTGATTACCATCAAACACCATTGTCTTTGTTCTATCTTCTTCATCAGTATGTCGGTTTACATCTCGACTACCGTTTTGGTACCCGAGAGTATCAGCGACGTCCTTTGCAACAAACCATAATTCATTATCTTTTTCTAAAATACGAACTTGGCCAAATGTATCGTTCTTAAAAATCTGTAAATCATTCATATCTACACCTCCTCAACAGTTAATTGCGGTTTCGATTCATCAACGATCAACTTAATCGTTTGACTATTAACTGGAACGAATTCAGTTACTGCTTCTGCATTATCGATGAATACCGGAGCATTTACTTTGTAATAACTTGTTAGTGCATTAATGATATCTAACCCTACATTAATACGTGCTGCATTATTCATACTGCGGTATGGTACCCCCTTATAGGTAGTTTCGCAGCACTCCTCAATGTTTCCGTTGATCATGACATTAAACATCTTGAATCGCGCTAACTTGAATCTCGAGTTAATGACATCTTCTAGCATATTAACCTTTGCTTTAATGAATTCATCCATTAAGAAGGACGCTTCATCAAGTGCGTTCTTTTCTGCTACTAATTTTTGTTGTTGGTTTTCTAATTCAAGGATTCGATGATTAATATCATCAATAAGCTTAAATTTATTTAACTCAGTTTCGAGGGCTGCTTTTTTAGACTTCATAGAGCTCAACTCTTCGTCAAGTTTAGTAAGTTCTTCAGTATCAGCTCCTGGTTCATCGTCAATTTCTAGTAAAAATAATTGAGCCTTCAAATCAGCATAGACTGGATCATCTTTAAGATTAGGCTCAGAGTATGCCTCATATTCTTTAAATTTAACATTGTAAGCATCATTATATTGAGATGCCTCAGTAGTTAAACTATCAATCTTTGATGCCATAATTTCTTGTTGCTCTTCATAGTTTGCTTTAAGCTTTACTGCACTTTCAATAAGCCCTTTCCACTCCTCAAGCTTCTTAGATTTATTGGCGTTAAACTCTGCCTCGAGAATCTCTTGCTTATCCGCGGGTAGTGCTTGGCCACAAGTAGGGCAAGATTCTTTATTGAATTGTTGTGCGTTAAACGTATCAAATTCAGATTGTAAGGTTACAATGCGTTTAGACTCACGTTCAATTTCTTTATTGAGCTCATCTCGTCTATCAGCACATCTATCTCTGTCTACTTCTACCATTTTTAGTTTGGTTAAAGAGGCTTCATATTCACCACGTAGATGTTGTTTTTGTTTGTGATAGTCGGATAGTACTTTATGGCTTTGAGCCTCTATCTGACGGTTAATGTCACGGATTTTAGATTCCTTTTCAGTAGAACTAAACCCGTTTTGAATAATTGCCTTTTGCTTTTCAACTTCATCTATACCAGCGGATAAGGTTTCAATATCACGAATGAGTTTTGCTTTATCAGATGAAATTTCAGGTTTATTACGCATAGCTTCATCAATGCGAACTGGAATCATATCCAGCTCTTTATTTATGGCGGTCTTCTTAGCTGCGACCACCTTACGATGATCATCTACTGTTCTCCCCTCTAACAGTTCAGCCAATCGTCTTAATTCATCATGGCTTGCGATAACATCTTCGTCTGAGATATCCCCGCACATTTCCAAAAGTAACTTGCGACGATTTTGCCAGGAGTACGTTTCGTTAAAATACAATGGATTTGTAATTAATTTGAAGATGCTTTCATCGACAAGAGAACTAACCATTTCTTTGTATTCTTTTTCTTTTTTAGGAACACCATCAACAAAATAATCTGTCGTGTGTCCTGTCATAGTTACTTCACCACCACGAGGGGATGAATACTTTTCACGATACACACGTTTGAGTTCTACTGTGCCACCTTCATCTAAAGTAAAGGTACCTGTTACTTCATGATTGACTTTATGAATGGGTTCTCCTCCATCCAATGTTTTGATTTCAAAGTCAGCCCTATCTAGGCTATCTTTGCCAAATAGTAACCAGCACACAGAGTCAAATACAGTTGTTTTACCAGTAGCATTATCGCCACGGATTACGACATCGCCATTAAGATTTATGGTAAAGGACTTTAGCCCTTTAAAATTTAGTAATTCTAATTTTGTGAGTTTCATAGTGATCTCCTATACAACAGTGGCATCCACATCGATGGTATGCGGTTCAATCTTTAATTGATTGGCCCATTGCATGACCGTCGAATTAATATGAGCATTCTTTTTAAGCATTTCATTAGCAAAGAGCTTAGCCTGTACTAAGTCAAATATTTGACGACCTTTCTTCTTACCCTTATTGGCCAATTCTAGGCATGCAACTGGCTTCATAGCATCATCAGTAACTAGCACTATTGCCGTAGTTCCTTTCATGACTCTATCTCGGTATGAGCCAACACAATTTTTTAACCGTTTACCAGCAGTCATTAAATCTGCTGCAGTTCTTGGGACCATAAAATGCATTCCGTTTACATCCGCTTGTAATTGAGGAACCTCCGGAAGCATTACGTCGCCGTACTCTTGCCTATTGAAGATTTTGATAACTTCATCATGAAAGTTCTTCAGTTTGAATCGTTTTGTCCATAATACATCTTGGTATTTTGCATCGAGTTTTGTGTACATATCTACACAATCTTCGATATCACGAATGTCTTCGGATAACATCCAGCGCAATACCGCTGGCTCACCACATCGCTTAATTAGCTCCTGCCACATGTCCTTAGAGCGAGGTATATTTAGCTTCATCGCCTTACGAAAATCATTAGCGTTATGAAGCTTGCCTGTATATGGGCAAGCACTTTCATAGCTTCGTTGTAGTGTGAGGATAGTACGTCTACAATTTTCATCACTGAAGAGATTTAGAACATCAGACATATATACGCTTAATGGATCATTAACCATACACTTCCGCAAGGCTCTACTATTGGGAGCCTTATATGATTGTCTAAGTGCTTCTTGAAAATTCATACCTTTTCTTGTAGCCGCCAATACATCGTCTTCAAACGGAATATTTGTATATCGATATAAGCAGTAAGCATTAGTCCAATACACATATTGTTTCATTAAGCTAACAATGCTAGGCATATCCGGTGCCGATAATTTTAAAATCATATTAAGTAGCATCGTAAAATGATAGCCGTTGTCTTCAGTAGCACCAGGAGCTACATATACATCCTTTGTGCCATACCCATATGTTTCCTTTAATCGTTTTTCAAACATAGACCTTAATGCTTTGAATGTTTTGTTTAAAAATTTTCTGTTAAAGTCTGTCATTGCGTATGAATCACCAAAGAATTTAAGTACAGGCATAATCTCATTTTCACGAATGTAATCAACAGTCAATTCATAACGGATTCTAAATCTATCAATGAAGATAGCCTTGCGTTTCTTAAAGTCGAATCGCAACGTTTCCGTACACATTCCGTGGTCGTTTTTTCTACCGTCAAAGAAAAGCTGTATGCCTTGGTATCTAATTTTTAAATCTAAGAAGTGTTTGTAATTAATAACCTCCACATAAGCGGTCACAGGATATACTTTCTCATCACTAATGGAATAGTAAATTTTATGATCACAAGGATTGGAAGATGTTTGGCAGTTTGGGCAGGTGTAGTATTTGGCACCGGTAACATATCCATTATGATATGAATATTTACGTTGCCAGCTACCCCCAAACGTAAACCCACAGTCGATATGGTGGACAGTTGTGTATTCTTTTCCATAAGGAGCCTCTAGAATTACGCTATCGAACATTTTGTGAATATAGGTACTGGATACAATCTCCACAGTGAATACCCCCTTTTAGTCGCCGAACATAGCGAATAAGTCCGCATCTTCTTCTGGCACAGGGGCAATCACTTCTTCAGCCTCTTTAACAACAGGTACAGGAGGCTCGCTTGATTTGGCCTTACGCTTACGTTTAGGTTTTTCTTCTTTAGGAGTGTCTTCAGATTTTTCTTTAGGTGTAGCTGTCTTAGGGGGCTCTACTACATCCAATGCTTTTACAATCGCATTGGATGCTTTCATAACTCCTTCTGTGTAAGCAATACCAGCTTGGTATTCTTCAGCGTTGCTAGGGTCCATTTCAACGGCCTTATGTAATATGTCTAGCGACTTCTTGCATATATCTGCTTGGCTTTTGAATTGTTGTTTAGACATATTTAAGCCTCCTCTGCCATAATGGATTTCAAATCGGTGATAAGATCATCTGTCAAAGAGTCACTAGATGGACGAGTAACACCATGCTTGCTAAAAATTGCAAGTGCTTTTTTTGCTTTTACCCCATCTTCGCCCATCCATTCACGGAATTCCTTATAAAAGGCTCTTTTATCTACAGGTTCAGCAGTTACATCTAATGCTGCATCCTGTTCCGGTGTTTCTGTTGTAGTTGATTCGTCAGTCGGTGTTTCAACAGGAACAGGTTCCGCTACAGGGTCTTCTACCTGTTCAGCCTTTTCTTCTTTTTTATCTGTTACTAACTTACCTTCAAAATCGGTTACAGGAACATCCTTTTGCGCTGGCTCAACTTCAACAGGTTCAGGCTGTTGTTTTGTATCTACTTTTCCTGCAACTTCAGACGCCGCTACTTCAATATCGATAGTCTCGCCAACTGTTACTGTAGGCGCTTCAACATTAGAGCAATTACCGCAGCACTGATGATTTAATCGTTCGTTCCAATCCGCCACTTGCACTGCTAGATCGTCTAACGTATTGAATTTAATAGTTAAGATATTTTGATTTTCCATGATTATTTCTCCTTTAGAATTTAAACAGTAATTCATCATCAACTAAGCGACCTTCTACAATCTTTGGAATGCCAAGTTCACGAAGTCTTTTGATTACACTGCGACTTTTAGATATATAAATAGTATTTCTTTCGATTTGTGTTGCTGTTGGCGTAAATATATAAGCCTCTGTAGATAACGCTGGTGCTACACAAATTGCTTTATTATCAATATCTATCCCAACTCTAAAATACTCAGGTCCATTTAGTTTTCTATATGCAGCTAGCGAAAGTTTAATGTAACTATTAGTTGTAATAATTGCTACTTTTTGAGCTGCATTTCTTTTACCTTTGTTGTCAGCAAAGAAATCAAAGTCAAATGTATTAATCGTGGGCATCACCTTTTTAGATGTTAATTCCGGCATAGTAACCTCCTTATTTATTAACTAACGCTTTAAGTGTTTCTACTTCCTGGCGAAGTTGTTCGAGTTCACCATTCTTAGCTTGTGGTTCATATTCAGAACCTCTACCGGTACGGAATGCAGCATTAATATTGAATTGAGTTTCACCACCTAAAGTGATGCCGAATCCTAAGCGTACTTTTTCGTTAGGGCTATAGAATGCGCCAAGTGCGATTGCGTTAGCGTTACGGTAATGACCGTAACTGACAGCAAAATTACCTTTATCATTTTTGTTGTATTCAAGGGGGTGTAGACCTGCTAGTGCTGCGGAACTTGCGCCCAACTTATTAACACGTTGGCCAAGATTGTTAAACTTGTTTTTAATGTCATTAGCTAAGCCCAAAGAACGATTTTCTAAAGTTGTGATACGCCCTTCGTGATTATCTGCCACATGTTCAAGGCTTCTAATATCCGCTGTATTAGCAGTTACCTTTTGGCCAAGGGAATTGATAGCAGATGTATTACCATTGATGCGGTTAGTGTTGTTGGCGATTGCAGTAGTATTACCTGCGATAGCTTGCTCATGATCGTTCACCACGTCGCCTAACATGTTTAATCCGATTGCCACATCTTTAATGTTTTGTTTGTTTTTGCTGATTTGTTTAGCGTTAGTTTCGATTTCATCGATAGCCGCATAAAGTTGGCTACCGTTTACAGCGTCTAATGAATCAGCGGAGATTTGACCAGCGCTAACATTCGTGAGTTGGCGGTTGTACTGAGTTACTCCGCCTGCACCAGCGCGGGCTTTAGAACCAAAACTTACTACGCTTGCCGGTTGCTCGCCTGCGAATACGTGGCGAGTACCGTTTATAGTAATGCCGTCAACTCCAACGGCACTATCGGTAACGGAGTTCGTTCCGATTGCCACCGCATTCGCTTGGTCAGCAATCGTGTTGTTACCAAATGCAACAGCATCAATAGCTAAGGATTTGGCATGTGTACCAAATACTAGCGTTCCTTGGGCATTAGCTTCGGAGTTAGAGCCAAACACTAATTGTTCTTTGTCAGCACCGATTTTATTATTGTAGCCAACTACGGCGGACTGGCCACCTGCTACTGTGCCATTGTTAGCGCCAACTGCGACGGAGTTTTCTCCAGTCACATTATTGGAGCGACCAAAGGCTACGGAGCTTTCTCCAGATACGAAGGCCCCATTACCGATAGCCACACTATCATAGGAAGCTGTTCTTGCTTGGTTGCCAATCGCCACAGTGTATTCCACTAGGCTTTCTGCGTGAGAACCAAAGGCGAAGGAATTACGTCCGGATGCTTTTGCATCGTTACCACCGGCAAAGCCATTTTCACCAGTTACAGTATTATTTGTACCGAACGCTAACGCATTATTAGCGTCGATGCTGTTTTGGTACCCAGATACCATTGAGCTATGGGAAGTAGCTGTGATGTTATTGTCCGTGCCTGCCAAAGTATTGTTGTTAGCAGCCATTACATTTACTGCTAAAGATGCGATTGTTGCTGTCATTAATACTGTTTTATTCATTGTTTTAATCTCCTATATTTTGTACAATACAGGTAGAGTGTTATTAGATCATCACTCTACCAAGTCCGCTGAAATTTCTTCTAACTTTTCACCAGCGGACTTTTTCTTTTTCCAATTCGTGGATATCTTCTAACCAATATCCAGCTAAAATCCATAATGTAACACCAAGCATGGTTTGACAAAACCAAGTCCAAAAGTCGATTACATCAAGTTGTAGGCTCCCCATGGCACCAACAGCTAATACAGCTGCGATAATGCGAAGTGCATAAACTAATTTCAACATGTTTACTCTCCTATTCTTGCCTGGCATCGTTTAGCTAACCAGGCATTAAACGAATCTAAATGAATTAAGCGTTTACCGCCACGCTGTCCGATTTTCATGGACGGAAAATCAAAGTCTTCCGCCCATTGACGAATCACTGCAGGTGCTACACTTGCCATTTCCGCAGCTTCATCGACAGTGATACATAGCTTGCTTCTATCCATTGAGCCCTCCTTATTAATATTTCATTCACTAAAAGGCTACTTATACTTAGGAGTTAATACAGCAATATAATGCGGCGCCGGTTCAACATCATCAGCAGTAATAACGGCGACTACTGTATCGTCATCTTCGTTTTTAATAACTATTTTTGTAAACATATCAGTATTCAGTATTGTATTTTCTGTCATGATAATCTCCTTCTATTGTTATTTATTTGCTTTATATTTCGGTCAATCAGATTAAAAAAATTTGCTCAAGCGAAAGATCTGTGGATAAAGCTTTTTTAATTTTGACCGTTTCAGGGAATGTAAAAGGGCGCTTGCCATTTAGCTTTTCATTCAATGTTTGATATCGAATCCCTGTTTTATTTGCTAAATCTTTTCGAGTCCACCCCTGTCTGGCCATTTCCGCGTTAAGGTTTGGGTACATAAATTCACCTCCTAACATATAGATATAATTTTTAATATCAGATGTCCGATATTTCGTTCATCTTTATGGCTTAATTGTAGCTTTATATTTCGTGCAAGTCAAATAAATTTATATTGAAATTTCGTTTAAATATATTTAATGTTTGAAATTTCGGTTTTATATATTGATATTTCGAACATTAATTGGTATTATACAGATATAGGTTATTTAAATAGGAGTTTCTAAAATGACTCGAGAAGATTATTTAAAAGAGAAAATAAAAGAACAAGGCACCCAACGTGAATTTGCAGCCAAAATAGGAATGCCACCTTCCACATTATTTTCTATATTAAGAAATGTCGGTGGTGCTTCAATTGATAACATAATAAAAATTTGCAAAGACTTAAATATAAAGCCTGATGAGTTAGCCGAAATCGGTGAGGAAATAACTATCCCTAGTGAAACCAAAGGGTACTACACAAACTCTGAAGCCGCCGAATTCGCGGAATACTTACGCACACGTCCAGGGGCACGCATGCTTTTTTCTGCTGCAAAAGATATGTCTAAAGAGGAGATGGAAGAAACAGTCAAATACATAGAGTTCTTAAAATCTAAACACAAGTAATACACACAAGGGAGAGTGTTATCGTTGGTTGTAAATTTGATTTACTGCGACTTGCCACATGCCAATGCCGTGTCAGAGGAATG